GAAGCCATCGGCGCGGAGGCTGTGAACGACCAAAAACCCTTCGCCTGCGTCTTGCGCGGACGTGCCAGGATACGCGTGCCCACCAGAGCACGCCAGCGTTCCGGTCACATTGTGGGCGATCATCGTCTGGCCCTCGTCGCACGTTGTATTGACACCCTTCGCCATGCGCGCCGTGAGCGGGTTGGCGATGTCCGGAATTAATCCTCCGTCACAGTCAAAGTCGGCGCCGAGGCCACCGCCGCCAGTGCGTCTCGACGGAATCGTAGGGGCCACTTCTACGAAGTCGCTTCTCGTGCCGCTACATTGGTTAGCGCCGACCGTAAGGCTGTCGGCAAGTCTTTGCCCCGCTTCTCGGCGCGGCGCAGGATGCCCCGACAGGCTCGCCCGCTCAAATAGAACCGCTGCGGCACGTCGCCAGTCTCCAAGATGGCCGACAACGAACACGCGCTGCCGTCGCTGGGCCAGGCCGAAGTGCTGAGCGTCAAGAACGCGGTAGGCGAACCCATACCCGAGTTCTGCCAGCCCTCCGAGCAGGCTTCCAAACGCCCGTCCTCCGTCTGACGACAGGACACCGGGGACGTTCTCCCAGACCACCCAGCGGGGGCGATAGCGGCGAGCAATGGCAAGGTAGGTAAGGAGGAGCCCACCACGCGGATCGTCCAATCCCGCTCGGAGTCCTGCCACGCTGAAGGATTGGCAGGGGGTGCCTCCGACGAGAACATCGACAGCTGACCGCCCGCATCTTTCGCAACTCCCACTGTTGGCTCCTTGGCACTCGCACAGCCCTTGGCATGGGGGGCAGTCGCATTCTCCGTGGCTGGCGGCGCTGCATCGGTATTGCGCGAAGAACCGCTCGCAATGACCGCAACGGCGTGACGGTCTGCGGTGTTCAGCGTGAACATCAGATCGAGGCTCACCCCGCTGCCACTCGGTCCCGCCCGCTCCGACCGATTCTCCATTGACCCTTGAAGCGCATAGACAGGCATCCGGCCACTCCTGAAACTTCGTCATGTCGCCCAGGTTGGGCACGGTGGGGTAGTGGTGCGCGAGCACCGCCGACGGGAACTTATCCACTTCCGCGAACGCCCACGGCGTCCAGCCGAGCGGATGCCACGCCACCGTGGCCGCTTCGATGCCACTGCACACGCTGAGGTAATTCATGCGTTTGCCAGCTTGCGGTAATCCGCCACCAGCACGCGGAGCTGGTCGGCCGTGTAGCCACCCACCTTGCGGCCGGTCGCTTCCGCCTTGGCAAGCATCTTGGCGAGGCCCGCCGCGTTCTTCGCGTAGTGCGCTTGAAGGTTCGTCATACAGAAAATGCTACACAACGCCATGACGCACTGTCAACCACAATCTTTCGTGCTATGCTTCAGAGCGTTATGACCACTGCCGCCCGCTCGAAAGCCGCCGCCGCGATGGGCCGCGCCCGCACCCCCGCCAAGATTGCCGCCGCCCGCTTGAACGCCGCCAAGGCCACCGCCGCCAGGATGGCGCTTACTCCCGCCCAACGCCGAGAACAGGCCCAGAAGGCCGCGCTGTCCCGCTGGGGGAAGAAGTCGGCGCTCATGCCGCCCGCCGCTTCCGCCAGGTAATCTCTGGCGCTTCGCGCAGCGCCTCGCGCCAGCCCAGACGCTTGCCCGCCGTGTGCGCGTTGGCGCGAGCCGTCAGCACTTCCTTCCGCACGGCCATGATCTGCGCGTCCGTCAGCCCCACCGCCCGCATGCGCTTGATGAAGCGGCTGTAGCCGTTGGCCTTGCGGATGGCGGTGATCTTGGCCTGGTTCGCCTTGAACCACTCCGGGCCGCGCCCCTTCACGCTACAGGAATTGCAGCAGAAGCGCTGCGTCTTCCGCCACGCCTCGAACATCTTGCCGCACTCGGGCCGCTTGCACTTGATGCGGTGTGACTTCACCCGCAGACCCCCCATCTACTCCTCCCCCCTCTCATTCCACGACGGCGGCGGCGTGAACCGATACTTCCGCGCCAGCGCCTCTAGCCCCTCCCGAATCCCCGCCATGCCCCCGAGCGCCGTCACGCGCGGCACCGGGCCGTCCACCGTGCGCCCCATCTCGGCCGCGCACGCCTCGCACCACTTCATCCCCGTGATGTCCCCGACGTAGACGGGCGCGCCTAGGTCGAGCTTCTTGCGGCAGTCGTTGCACGTCTCGCGGCCGGTGGCTTGACGGAAGGGCATTAGGCCCGCCTCCGCTGGTCCCGCTGGAATCGCCGGAACACGTCGAACGTGATCGTGTTCGTCACCGGGTCGTTGGCGTTGGCTTTCCGCCACGCGTTGAACTGCGCCATCTCGGCCTGCTCCTCGGCCGTCAGCGGGCGCTCATCTTCCCAGCGCATCCCGAGCAGCCACTTGTCGGCCATCTGCCAGTAGCGCGGATCGGGCTGCATCACCAGTTGCCAGCCGATGGTGTCGAGGATGCGGGCGAGCAACTGCCCGTCCCCGTCGTGCTTCTTCATCGCCCAGGCGAACGCGTCACGGGCGGATTGCTTCTTTTCCCGGCGCGGGAAGTGCTGCCAGAACTCGTCGAACGCTGTCACGCCGTCACCTCATCGAACAACGTCGGCACCTTCCCTGCCGCTTCCGCCGACTTCAGGTTGCCCACCGCGCAGGCGTAGTAGCTCGGCTTCAATTCAAACCCGATGAACGCCCGCCCCAGTTCCAGCGCGACGTGCCCCTCGGACGCGATGCCCATGAACGGCGAGAGCACCACATCGCCGGGGTTGCTCCAGAGCTGCACGCCGCGCCGAATCACGTCGAGCTGCAACGGGCAGATGTGCCGCTCGTCGTCGTTGTCGCGGGCGTTCCGGAATTGCAGCGTGTCGGACGGGTTGATATCCATCCAGACCGGCGAAGCGTAGCGCTGCCAGATGTTGATGCTGTTCCGCGTGGCGTCGCCCGTCATGCGCGGGCCATCCGTGCCCCGAAAGTCGTCGAGCTTCCCGGCGACCGGCTCCGGGTTGTCGCCGCGCTTCCGCATGGTCACGAGGTAGTCGGGCACGCCCTGGCGGCTCATGGCCGAGTCCTTCACGATCTGCTTGTGCAGCAGCCCGAGCGCCTTCGTGCGCTGCATCGCGGTCACGGGGTCTTTCCAGATGCAGACCTCGGAATGAAAGATGAAGCCTTCCGACTCGAACAGCCGGATCATCTCGCCCCGGAAGTCCCGAATCCCGATCACCCCGTCGCGGGCCTTCGACAGTGGCAGGTTCATGCAGTGGAAGGACACCAGCCGGCCAGGCATGAGGACGCGGTGCAGTTCCTTGACAAGGAACGCGAAGTGCGCGGCAAACTCATCGCCGGTCTTACAGTTGCCCATGTCTCGGTCGCTGTTGCTGTAGGTGTAGAGCGAGGCGAACGGGGGCGAGAAGATCGAATAATGCACGCTGTTGTCGGCCAGCCGCCGCACGCCCTCCACGCAATCGCCCTGGTAGGCTGTCCACCCCTCGCCGCTCGTGACCGTCTCCATGTAGGGCGTCACCGTGCGCTGCACCTGCTGCAACTGCTCCATCGTCGTCTGCCGCATGATCTCCACCATCCTCTCGGCCATCACGCCGGATTCGCGCTCCTTGCGGCGCAGATTCTCCACCACAGCCCCCTCGGCCCAGTCGTAGACCACGTAAGCGTTCACGGCCGACGCCTGCCCGAACCGCCAGACGCGACGGATGGCCTGATAGAACGACTCGTAACTGTGCGACAGCCCCACGAACACGACCTGATGGCAGTTCTGGAAGTTCATCCCGAACCCGCAGATGGACGCCTTGCTCACCAGCACGCGAATCTCGCCGCGCTGGAAGCCGAGCATCGCCGCCTCTTTGTGCTCGTCGGTGTCGCCGCCCGTGACTTCCACCGCGCCCTGAATCTGCGCCGCCAGCGCCGACGATTCGTCGTTTAGATGGCACCAGACGATCCACTGCCCCGGCTGATTCGCCAGCGCCACAGCCTCGGCCACGCGCAGGTCCAGAGACGACCGCTGCACGGCGCGCTGGTCGCCCAACGTGAGCGCCTGATGAGCGAACAGCCCGTGCTGCCCATTGGCGTCCGTGATGGCGTCCAGCGGCGTGTGGACCACCCGCTCGTGCATCTGAAGCGTCGGCAGCAGGAACGCGCCGTCGTCGTAGCCGAGGTCGGACGGCTTCCGAATCGTCACCGCCCACGTGCAGACCCACTCCCAGAACTTGCCCTGCGCGTGGCCCTTGATGCGCCACTGGCTCGTGTCCCCGCCGTCGTGGATAAAGAACATGGCGAGCATTTCCTCGCGGGTCATCACGCCCAAGAACTCGGCATGGTTGCCCAGCTCCATGAAATCGTTCGGGGCTGGGGTCGCGGAGCACGCCAGCCGGTAGGGCGTCCACGAGAACGCGGCGAGAATGGCCGAGCGCGTCTTGCCGTCCACGGCCTTAAGGATCGACGACTCGTCGAGCACCACGCCGACGAAGTCTTTCGGGTCGAAGTGGTCAAGCTTCTGGTAGTTCGTGACTACGATGCGGGCGTCGGTGTCGCCGGGGCGCGCTGCGAAGGCCACGCCGTGAATGCCGAACTTCTCCGCCTCCCGCACGGTCTGATGGCTCACGGCCAGCGGGGCGAGGATGAGCACGCGGCCCCCGGTGTGCTCGCAGACCTGACGCGCCCATTCGAGTTGCATGGCCGTCTTGCCCATCCCGCAATCAGCCCAGATGCAGAACCGTCCGAGCTTGCACGCCAGCGACACGATGTCGCGCTGGAACGGGAACAGGTCAGCGGCGAACGCCCCCGCCTCGAATCCGACCGCTTCCACTCGCAGCGCTTTGGCCGCGAGGAACTCCTGGTAATCCATCCGTCTCCCCCTTGCGGCCTCGCTAACAACCGGCCGCGTTCACGAAAGATTCCCGAAAAAGAAACCAAAGACACGTTCCCCGTCTCCGCTCCCTCCCTCGCTCCCTCCCTCCCTCAAGGGCAGTTACTAGGAAGACTGTTCTTCCGTTCACTGCTCAGCCGCGTAATGCGTCTGCCCTCTCGGTCGGTCGGTCACTCGGTCAGTCACTTCGTCGTCGATCACGAGCCTGTGTAGCCTGCTTCGTGAGGGGATCGTCCTCACGCCCACCGCCAGCGCCTCTGGCCCCCAGCTACACCGACCCGGCCCCACGTTCAACCGGCTGACCCGGCCTTCGTGAAGCGTGGTGGAACGAGTCTTACTGTGAGTGTTGCCCGCGTCCACCGACACGGCCACCGGATGAGTCAGACGGCAGGGCGATGGTGGGTCGCCTTTTCGGGATGCATTCCCTAGCCGTCCGAGATGTTCCCGACCATTATGCATGAACCTAATTTCGATGCAACAGAAAAGTTGGTCCGACTCGCCCCGACTCGGACCTGGACGGCCACCCCACGCCGGCACACCCGGCGTTTCTGGCGTCACCCCGCCCCGGCCCCTACTCTCGTAGGAGGGCGGTGAGTGATTTCCTTGGCGTGACGTCCTCGAACCGCACGACGCCATCCCCGCCACGGTCCCCCGCCACGATCTTGACGTGCCCTGAATGCACACTAGACGGCCCCTGGTGGCAGTCGTAGCACAGCGTCACGAAATCACGCGGGTCGCTGCTGTAGCGCCCGCCGTCGCCGCCCATGCCCGCATCTCGGATATGCGCGGCTTCCATGCGGAACATTCCCGCCCCACAGCGCCGGCAGCGGAAGTAGTCGCGTTGCTTGGCGCGGGCTTTCGCAATGAGCATCCGCGACTCGATCTGCCGACGACGGGCGCGGCGCTGCTTCTGGGCCGTGCCGGGGGCGGGCTTGGGCAGTGCGCTCACGCCGCGTCCTCCCAGAACCGCTCCTCGGGCGAGGGCAGGTAGATGTTCAGGCTTTCCAAGCTCCACCGCCGCAACGTGTCGATGAGCTTCGTAAACTCGCCCGTATCGAGCCCCTTGGTCGAGCCGATGATCGTGAGCCCGGTAGACAAGTCCTCCCGGCCCAACAGCTTGAGCTTTACGGCGTCGTGCATCTCCTCGGCGGTGTAGCCTAGCTCGCCGCCGAGAATCGTCATGTAGCGCCACCAGAGGGCGTTCTGCGAGTTACTGCGGCGCTTGGTCGGCTTCTCAAACTCAGCCCCGCACGACGCGCACACCCGCGTTCCGCAGTGAGGACAGGCGGTCATCGCGGCTCTTCCCAGCGCGTCGTATACGGCCACGCGTCGCCGCCGTGCCACGCGGCCAGCTCGCGCTCGAACGCTGCGAAGTTCACGTCATCATGGTAGCTCTCCCAACACGACCGGCACCACGCTTCCCCGTCCTCGTCCACGAACGCCACGGGGGCCGCGCAGAGGTCGCACGTCTCCACAGAGCAGATGCCGCAGTCGCAGACGTCGCCGGTCATCGGTAGCTCCTGCGTCGGTTCCACATGTCCTGAGCGTCATGCAAGGCCACGTTTGCGCTCACTTCGCTGTAGCACTCTGGGCCATCTGCCCCGCACGACTGACAGTGAATGTGCGCCACGGTGCCAGCGTCGAACTTGGACGACAGGGCCACCGTCACCGTTGACCCACAGAACGGGCAGGGCATCATGACACCGCCTCCCGCGCCTGTGCCACGGCTCGCCACGCGCTGATCCGCGCCTCACGCTGCGCCACGATGGCCGCGTCACGCACCCGCGCCCGCTCCTGCGCCATCCGCCCGTGCTCGCCCCGCAGCCGCGCCTCGTGGCGCTCACGACGCGCTTGAAGGTCCGCGTCGAGCACGGTCGCGATGAACTCGTCACGCCTGGTCGTCATCGTCCTCCCCCTTCGGTTCGTGGCGCGTGCAGCCCTCGGTGATCGGCATCCGCCGCCCGCCGAAGGGGTAGTCCTGATTCGGCGGGGCCGCGCAGAACGCCATGCGCGGGGGCGCGTATTCCGTGTTGGCGTGGCGGCAGGTGCCGCACGGCCCCCAGCTAGAAGGGCACGTCATCAGACGTCACCGGCGGCTGGCCGCTACTCCACGCCGCACGCTCGTGCGGAAGTGCCTCCTCACGCGGCTTCGACTTGAGCACGCGCCACGCCGGCCCCTTCTCGCTCGGCTTGGCGGCAAAGCACACCACCTTGACGCCGTCGATCGTGCCAGTCATGTATTCGCCTTTCGCGCCGCGCTTGAGCCACAGCGCGCCGATCTCGTCGGGGTTCTTCTCGTATGCCATTACGCCGTCTCCTTAATGACGCTCCACCCACGGAGCGCCGCTTCTTCGGTGTCCACTTCCGCCAGGAACTTCCGCACCGCCGCCTCGTGCGCCGCGATCTCGTCGTCTTCCCGCACCAGCCGTGCGATGTAAACCTGCATCGACGCCGGCAGCGCCGGGCAGTAGCTCACGAAGTCGAGCCAGCCCGCCCCGGTCAACCACATCTGGTGCAGCAGTTGGGCGCGATGCCCCGCCGGAATCCCGCCAGCCCGCAGATACCCGACGTGATTCGCCGGGCGCGGGCACTTGATTTCCAGCAGCCCCGCGAAGTCGTTCACCACGCCATCGGGTGACGCGCCGGCCATCAGCTCCGAGTCCGCGAGGAAACCGACACGCGAGACGAGCGTGCCCGACGTCGCCTCGTAGGCCGCGAACGCCGCCGGCTCGAGGTCGATGCCGCGCTGCATATCCTCGTTGACGAACACGTCATCCTGGGGCTGGCCGGTCAGGCGCTCGCAGACCAACTGCATCCGCAAATCCCGCCGCGCCGCTGGCTCGCCGCCGCTCTTGAGCGTGGACGTGATGTGCTTCGCGTTGCTGGCGGTCAGTCGGCCGAGACGGGCCGCAAACCACTCCTGACTGCGCTGGGGGGCGTCGATGACGCGGAACGGTCTCATGCCGTCACCTTCGCCGCGTCGTCCTTGAGGGCTTCCCATCCCTTGGCGTCTACTAGCGTCATGTGGGCGCGCAATTCCGTCGGTGATTCCAGCCACTCGGTCTTGAGCGCCGCGGTGCCCTTCTTCGCCGCCGCCCTCAGATCAGCGATGAACTGCGCGTAACCGTCGGGTGCCGCCACTGGCGCAGACTGCTGGGGGGGCGTCGTCTTCCCGCTGGCCGCGTTGCCGTCGTCGTCCTCGGGGCAGACCCCCACGATGGCCGCGAGTCCGTAGCGGCGGGCGTAGGTGATGGCCGAGCCGAGGCCCTGCATGTCGCCCTTCGTGTTCAGCAGCGGCACGTAGCCGATAATCTGCTCGCCGGATTCGTGAACCAGCGTCGTCGCCAGCGCCCACTGTCCCTCGATGAGGCACGGCGTCTGCACGATGCCGAGCCCGTTGGAGTGCAGCGCCTCTCGGCAGGCATCCCACACCGCGCCGAGGTCGGCATACTTGTTCTTGAAGTGCGGGTTCGTGCTGTCCTTCTTCGCGCCGTCGATGCGCGCCTGCGCCTTCACGAGCGCCGTTGCCAATTCCTTCATCGCGTTCCCCCTTCGATCTTGTCGAGCATCACCTCGAGCGCCGCGCCGAGCACGTCACTCGCGGACAGTTCGTCGCGCAAACAAATCCCGCAGCCTGCCTCGTTCTCGTCCACGCCATGCGGGCAGTAGGACGGCATCCGTTCGGGCCACTCGCCCTCGCGGGGGTCGGTCGCCATCACCCAGCGGTCACTCATGATCCCCCTCCTTCACGAGTCGCAGCGACTCGTGCGGCACATTGAACCCCGCGCCGCGCATCGCGTCCTCCACCAGCTTGAGCACGTCGTCGATGGTCACGACGTCGCCCGAGACGGTGACGCGCCGCTCGCCAGACAGCGCGTCGAACGTGATGGTCAGCATGTCGCCCACGCGTTCCACGAAGTCGTCGCCGCTCATCCCCGCACCTGCGGCAGTCCCGAGCTAAACCCGGCCTTCGGCGCGGCCTGGCCGAGCACCATGTGCGCCGTGTAGATGCGCGCCATCTGCTTGTTAATCTCGCTCTCGTTCGCCTGCCAGCGGGGCATCTGTGCCCGCACCGCCGCCGAGAACGTCTCGCGGTCGGTCTGTGCGTCAATCCACCATGAAGCCATGTCTACCTCCCGAAGAACAGTTCCGCCGCCACCTGACACACCCACGCCCACGCGCAGATGAGGAGCACGAGGAGAAACGCCTCCGTCATCGCCTCACCACTACCGGGTAGTCGGTCAAAGCATCGACAGCGACAGTGAACGTCTTGCGCGCCTTAATGCGAATCTCGCCAAGCGACTCGTAGACGCTTGCAGTCGGGTCAGGTTCGCCGCCGAAATGCCCGAGCGCGGTATACACCGCCATCGCTTCGTCCTCCGTCAGCGTGAGCACGTATTCCACGGGCGGCGTCGGCTGCACGATCTCTCGCTTCTCACACTTCGCCATGTCTCCCCCTACCGCAGCACCAGCGCCGCGCCGTAACCCACCACCACACCCACCACGAACGCGATCAGCGTGCAGACCGCCATCGCCACGAGAATCACGCCGCCGTCCGGTTCCGTCGTTTCGCCTCGCTCCATGCTGCCCCCCTGTGTCTGTTGTGCGCGGCGTGCGCGGCAGGTGTCGCCCGCAGTTGCACCGTCGCCCCGCTGCCTCTCGCTTTACCGACTTCCCGCCTCACTGCTCGCTGTGACTCGCGGCACACCACACATACCCCCGTGCGGTTGCTCAACTTCGCCGGCCGCACCCCACAGGATCGGCATGTCACGCCTTCGCCTTGCGCGGCCGTCCGCCTTTTTTCCCATTGAGCCGACTTGCCGCCGCACGCTTGGGGCTCTTGGTCGATCCGGCGCGCCGCGCCATCTCGCTGACAATCGCCCGTGCGAGCGCGACTTGCTCGTCGGTGGGTTCGTTTCGCTTCACCATGTCGAGCAGTCTAGCGCGCTAGGTTTGCGCGTGTCAACGGTTATTTCCGTTGTTGTGTTTTGCGTAGTCATTGCGCAAATCAGCGCAACGGGAACAAGCCCTGTTGAGGCGCGTCAGCGGCAGCGCTCTCGCGCTTCACCCTGCCACGCGCCCACGTCCTGACGCGGTGGCAATTAGCGCACACAACGTCGCACTTGGACGCCTCACGGATGATGGTTTCGAGCGCCGCCCCGCCAGACACCATGGCCCCAATATCGTGCGACTTGTCCACGCTGACGCGATGGTCAAAATCCATAGCGCAGGGGTGAAACGTGCCGCCACAGTCTGCGCACGGCACGGATTTCATGGCGTTCACAGCTAGCTTGATTTCGCGGCGTCGCCCCTTGAACGCTGGACGCATCGAATACGGGATAGGCATATTGAGATTTTACCTATAAAAACAGGCAAAATCAATATCCTAGCGCGACTGATTTCCGCTACTCGCGGTAATAGCTCGCCCAGAGCGCCGCATACATGGCAAGGTCCGTCCGCGTGTCCGCGATGCTCTCGTTGTTCGGCGTCTTGCCCGCGCTGGTCAGCTCCCGCAGGCGCGCCAGCTTCACGCCGATAAGACTCGCGAACACAGCATCGACGCCGGTAAAGCCTTCCGCGACTTGCGCGGCCTGCCGGAAATTGGACAGCGGGTCGCCGTCTTGCGCGTAGTCGGCATTCTTGCGGGCGTGTAGTGCGTGCATCTCCCGTAGGAGCGAGTCAAAGCGCGGATTGTCTGCCATTCGAGATTCCAGAATCTATGAGTCCACCATCACGGGCTTGGTCATCCGCTTGGCCGTTTTGCGATAGGCGCGATACCACCAGCGCCGCTCTTGGTCGCTCATCGCCGTGACGAGCCGCCGCGCCGTGTCGCTCACGCGCCGCTCGCCCCATCGCGGATAGCGACGGTGCAGCAGCTCGTGCAGCAGCGTGTCCACGACGTTCGGCGCGGGGTCCACGTAGACGTTCCCGGAGCTAGGCTCATACAGCCCCTCCACGAGCTCGCCGTCGCTCTGGATTTCCGCCTGGAACACGCGCCCGCGTGCGAGTTCGGCGCGCAGCTCGGTCATGAGCGTGTCGAACGTCTCGACCTTGATAGTCCTCACGGCGTGTATCCTTCGGCGCGAGACGTCCCGCTATACCACTTCCTCGGCGCGGCCAGATACCCCGCCGCCAGCAGTTCCTTGCGCAGCGCGATGTGCTGTTTCACGTCGCCCACGACGCGCCGCCGCACCTCCGCCAGCCCTTCCGGCGTGAGCCGGTTCGCGGCCCGCCACTGGCTCTGGTTCATCGACTCCTTCTTGTTCGAGAGCCGGAACATCGCGCCGAGGCTTTCCTGCGACAGACTCAGCCCCTTGGAGCGCATCATCTGGGTCTTCGTATCCTGCGCCCAGGTATCGCGCAGCGCCGGCATCCGGCACTCCATCAGCGCACCGTTGATCATCGGGAGGTCATGGCCGGTGATGTAGTGCCCCGTCACCATGTCGGCCTCGTTGTAGGCTGACACAAACTCGCGGAGGATTTCTGTCAGCGGCACCTCCCCGAGCAGGCGCACCGTGACGCGATTCGGCGCATCCGTCCACGCCCACGCAATCGCCGTGACTTCGCCCGTCGTGAAGTCGGAGCCGAGATAACTAAGCGGACGGTTTTCGATGTCGAAGTCGAGCACGCGGGGCGCGCGACTTGGCACGAGCACGCGGGCGGGCTGCACGCGAATCGCGGGCATCTGCGGCGGGGGCTGTTTCGGCTGCACGGCGATTCGTATGAGCATCGGCCACCTGGAGGTCAAACATCGCGCCCGCTTCCAGCCCCAGCACGGGACGGCCAGCCTTCAACGCTTCGATCTCGGGATACAGCACGTCCTCCGTCCAGTCGATCCGCTCGAAGGTCTGCCGTAGGTTGAACTCAGCGCGCCGGAGCGCCTTGAGCTTCTTTTCTGTGCGACTGTCTCTCGACAAGCTCACGCAGTCTCTCCTTGATGTGCGCGTTGATGCGCCGTGCGTCTTCGATGGTTCGCGCCGTCGAGTGATACTCTTGGCCGATCACGATGCGCCGCGCATTGTGTCGTCGGTTGACGGCCTTCCGCGCCTCGCCGGCGTAGTAGCGCGCATTCCGCGCCCGCCCTCCAGGTGACTGATGCACGCACCGCGCGCAGCGGCAATCCCGGTTGCGTGCGCGAGACGGCAACGCCGGCCGTTCGTGGCACACGCGACACGTTACCCGCGTTCCATCATCTGCGCCAGTCGTTCCGCTCGTGCGCCGACTTGCTTCGCCCATAGGCTCAGACGCATCCCTTCCGCCGCTGTCGTGAAGTCGCCCCGCCGCATGGCTGAAAGCGTGCGGACAAAGCCCCGGAGACGCGGCCAGCCGAGGTTGAAACACATGTTGATCAAGACGCGCTGACGCACGGGCGACAGCGTGACCCACCACGGCACGCCCCGGTTCAGGTCGCCGATACAGAGGTCGATATCGCTCCGGAGCAGGTAGTCGATCTCGTCGTCGGACAGGCCGCGATCCGTCAGGTTCCGGCCGACGCCGATGGTCAGCTTGCCCACCGTATCGGTATAGGGAAACGGCTCCACGCCCTCGTCCCGGCGTAGCTCCGCGATCAGTGTGGCGCGCTCGGCGTCTGTCACGACTGCACCAGATGCACCACCATCCACGCGAGCACGGCGGCGCCGAGCCCATACGCCCACGACAGCACGGCGATGGCTTTCTCGGCTGCACGCACGCGCCCGTTCGTGATCTTTTGCAGCTCGATGATCTGCTCGTTCTGCGCAGACAACGCGCGGAACTTTTCGTCGAAAAAATCGCGGAGCGTCACGTGCGGCTGGTCGTCCATCACGCAATCTCAAAAGTGACGGAGGCGTAAATCGCCGTGTTGTTGGTGGAGGCGTTCCAGTTGGAGGCCGAGCTGGATTTGAAAAATTCGATATACGACGCGTTGACGATGTAGCCGCCGAAGCCTTCCGTGCCGTTGTCGGAATACCAATACACGCCACGGGACGCGCCGATGAGCGAGACGCCACCGGGCAGTGCCACCCGGAGGCCGGTGCCGGTGCCAGCGACCGTCGTGGTGATCAGGTTCAGATGCACATGCATCGTCTTGCCAATCACGACGTATTTGTGTAGGGCCACATCGCCCGACGCCACCGTCCACGTGATCGTGCCGCTGCCGGTGAAGTTCGCCGCGTTGAAAGACGGATTCGTCCACGCCTCGCCGATGTAGTCGCGGATCGGATTCCAGACGCTCGCGTTGTTGACAATCGTGCCGGTCGTGTTGCTGCCGTCGTCGTCGGTAATCGTGGGCCACGTCGCCATGTGTGCTTACTCTCCTTGCAGGACTTGCCAGAGCGTGGGCCGGCGCACGGCGCCCGCGGTGATCGTGCGCTTCGGCCCCTTTGTCTGGGTCAGCGTCCCGAAGCCGTCGATGGTCATGTCGTGGACCGTGAGCGTGCCCACAATGGAATTGCCCAGCGGCTCGGCCGGGGCCGTCATCGCCACGAACACCGGCCCGCCGATTCCGTAGTGCTCCTCACGGGTCGTGAAGGTGAGCGTGGACCACTCGGAGGGGTCTCCCCGCTGTAATGCCGCCGACGCGACCGCAATCGCGCCAGCGACCGAGAGCCGTGCGTCTTCGATGGTGTGCGCGAACAGCCCGAACCCGGTGCTGCCCGTTAATGAACTCACCCGGTCAACCGCCGCCGAATTCACACGCGTCACGGCCACGCGCAGCGGCGTGCCCGCCGCCAGAAAGCGATTCGGCACGGGCGCGGACGTCACGATGAGGTTATAGAGCCCCGTGATTTCAGACAGCGTGGGGATGTCCGACGTGATCGCGCCGGGCCCAGAACTCGGAACGTGGTAGCCGTAGGCGATACTCCCGACCGTCGCCGAGAACACCCCCATCACGGATGCGCAATAGACATACTGCCCCGCGATGCCATACCAGCGCGGACTCTCGAACGGCCGGACGCTGCTGATGTTCTTCGACACCGCCACCAGCGTCGTCGCGCCGGCCAATGTGTCGAGGAACGTGCTGGCCACCATCGTGGGCTCGAACGACTGCTCTGGCCGATAGATCAGACTCCCGATGTGCAGGTGGTCCCCGAGCATCCACTGCTCGGTCGTGCCCGCTAGGATGTCCGCATCGACGCCCTCGTAGTTCGAGATAATCGAGGCTGTTGCAATGGGCACCACCGCGTGTGTGTCGAGATTCACGTCCGCCAGCGTCGGCTGCATCGCGCCGAACACATGGACCCGCGTGAACACCCGCGACAAGTCCGTCACCTGATGGCTCACGCCCCAGACATGCGCCGACGTGGACGTGATGGTGTTCGGGACGCCGGGGAGCGAGTTGATCGCCCCGAAGGCGTGGATGTCGCCCTCGTGGTCGACATACCACTCCGCATCGACGCTCTTGAACATGCGGCCGATGGCCTGTGAAATCGGCTCGCTCGGCCCCACACTAAATTGCTCCACCAGCGGTAGCGTCGGATCGATGTGGTTCGCGGTGAAGCCTAGCGACGACACATTGGGCGACGTGACCGCCAGCATCCCCTGCACCAGCGAGCGCGGCGCGAGGTTGGTGGCCGCAAAGCCAGGCACCACGCGTGACCGGTCGATGTCAAACAGCCATCCTGTCGCGTCACAGCGATACGTCGGGCGACGATCATCGTTGCGTTGCGCAACCCGTTCGGCCTTGATGAGTCGCCCCGCAAAAAGCTTATTGCTCGTCGTCCCATGGCCGAGGGTGACGACCTGCCCCGCTTGCGGGACGAACCCAGATCCCCCTTTGAAGTCGAACGAGCACCGATGCGGCTCTTCGCCCGTGTTGAGGTCGATCCGGAGCGACCCTTGAATCAGGCCAGACCGCAGCGCGGTACCGATGCGCACAGGCGTCACATCTTTGGCAAAGTAGCCAGAGCGGAACGCCGCCGCCCGCCCCACGTTCGCAATCGCCAACATGCCCGGCATCAGGCCGCCACGCGCCCGCCGCGCCGCTCGATGTAGCGCACCACGGCATCCCCGATCTCCTCGACCGCATCCGACCGCGAGCCGTAGCCGCCGCCCACGCTCATATTGCCGATACTGAGCGACACGCCGCCGCGATGCACGCCAGGCGGAAGCACCGTCTCTCCGCGCCGGAGCAGCGCCGGGAACATGTCGCCGTAGCCTGGGCGTCGGAAGTCGCGGCCCGCCACGCCACCCGTGGCAAACCCCGGCGAGCCGCTGCCGTTCTGCGACTGCCCGCCGTCCGGATTGCCGCTTCCCGGATTGCCGACATCCGCATTCGCCGCGCCGGTCGCCGCGTCACGGACCTTGTTAAAGCCCTCAACCATCTCCGCGAGCTTGGCGATGAGCTCGTCGAGCTTCTTCGTCAGCTTCGACATGTCCGACTCCATCGCGGCGCCGAACTTGATCTTGGACATGTCCGTAATCTTGTTCCCATTCTCGTCCACGAGCTTGCCGGACTTGATCAGCTCCTCAATCCACGGCTTCATGTTTTCGGGGATCGTGGTGCCGAACTTGATGGAGTCCTGCACGACCTTGCTGATTTCGTCGGCCATGCCCTCGAGGACGCCCGACATGTCCGCGCCGCCCTTCTCCATGATGGCCATCGCATCAATGATGCGCTGCGCTTCCTTGTCAATCGCGGCCTGCTGGAACGCGGGGCCGAGCTTCGTGATGTCGAGGCCGAACTCCTGCACCACCTTGTTCATCTTGTCGAAATCGACCGTAGTCGCTTTGATGAGGCTGTCGATCTGCGACTGGATGTCGTTCATCTCCTGTAGCTTCTCGTTCACCTCATCGACGGCGGCGCCGAAGTCCTTCATCGTCTTGGCGTTCAACGCCTTCTCCATCGACAGCCCGAACTTGTCGGCCTGCTTCTGAAGCTCGATGAACTGCTTGGACGAAAACTGCTCGAACACCTGCGACGTCTCCGCGTTGCGGGCGTTCTTCGCGGCCTTGCCGCCCGTGAACAGGCCCATGAACCCGCCCGCCGCTGCGCCGATGCCCATGCCCCACGGGCCGAACATGGCCCCCATCTGCGCGCCCTGTCCGGCCATGTTGAGCGCGGCGCCGACCTTGCTATCCGTGGGAATCAAGCGCGAGAGGAGACCGAGGCCCAGCCCCGCCATCTGCGTGCCACGCCCACGCAAGAGCCCGCCGAGCCCGCCACCGCCGACACCGGGCGCGTTCATGCCGACCGTGCCAGCGAGGCCAGAGCCGTTGGCGAACGAGATAGGCGACGCGCCCGACTGGAGGAACGGCAGCGACGCCATGAACGGCAGCGACCCGGCGTTGAACCCGCCCGGCGTGTTGGCCATGCCAAAGATCGACGCCGCCGTTGATCCCAGCGCAAACGTGCTCTGGCGGAACGGTAGCACACGCGCTCCACCGCCGCCGCTGCGAGACGGCAGGTCGATACGCCCCGGCCCGCCGAGACTGAGATTCGACGGCAAGGGGATGGCCCCGGCCGGCGTGGGCATACCAAACCCGCCACCCGGTGAACCTGGAAGCGGCGGCGGCGCGGACACGATGCCCGGGCCGACGCCCGCCATGAAGGCCATACTCCTCGCGGCATCGCGGAGGCTATCGGCCCACTCGCGCCATTTCGCGGGGTCGAACGGGGCCAGCACGTCCCGCATGAACGCATTAAACAGCTTGGAGAGCGGCGTCAGCACGTTGGTGATGCCTTCAAGCAGCGGGGCAAACGGCACGAACACCGTGGCGAGCAACCCCTTGCCGCTGTCCATGAGCCGGTCCATCGAGTCGCTGGCGTCGTCCAGCGCCTTCACGCCGTCCTCGCTCAGCTTGGCCGTGGTCTTATCCCATTCGACGTTCAGGTCCATCAGGGTCGGCAGCAATGCGCCGCCAGACCGTCCGAGCGCGTCCATCGCCAACGCCACGCGCTGTTGCGGGTTCTCGACCTTCGCCAACGCCGCCGCGAACTCCAACATGGCCATGTCGGGGCTCATATTGATAAGCCGCTGCGTGCTGAGCCCCAGCGATTCCATCGCCCGCGCCGCCGACTTGTCCCCGCCCGCCAGTCGATTCGACAACTGGAGCGACGCGTTGGCGACCTGATCCATCGTCGCCCCGGACAGCTTGCCGATGGTCTCGAACTTCTGAAGCGCCGTTGTGCCGATCCCCGTTGCACGGGACAAGTCAGTGAGATTGCCCGCCCAGTTCAGCGTGCTCATCACGGCCGCGCCAACCGCCGCAGGGGCCGCGAACCGCATCACCATGCCCGTGAGCGCGGACGTGCTGGCCGTCGCCTTCTGCGCGGCATCGCCCGCTCGCGTGGTCGCGCCGCTCAGGGCGTCGAGTTCTGACGTGGCCTTCTTGCGCGCCTGTCCGTCTTTATAGGACTTCTCGAACTTCTCGGCCTTCGCAGCGGCGACGTCGGCCTTGTCGCCGGTCGCGGTGAACGCATTCGCCAGCCGTGCGAGCGCGGCTTCCGCTTCGACGCTCTCGACTTTAGCTTCTAGGACTAGCTCACGCGCCACGGGGTTTCTCCTGTCGCGGATGCAGCGTGTCGTAAATCACATCGACCCGCGCCATCACGTCGTCTCGCTCGTCCTCGTCCCACGCCCCGAACACCTGCCCCAACCACCAGTCCGCGCCCTGCATATCCCAGAGCCACCGATGGCTGGTCAGCTTCGCGTAGACGCGCCAGGCGTCCGCGTTCTCGTCGCCCAGCCCGTCCACGCGCTGTCGAAACTCGCACGTCTCACAGTCGAACACCTCCGGCTCCGACTGCACGATCTCCGGATCGGCCGCACGGCAGCACGTCGCGTGCTGCCCACGGTCTACCCACCACTCGCAGAAGCTACGCAGATGCGCGAAAGGAATCCTCGCGGCCCTCGGCCACGACCTGATTCGCGCCGGCTCGCTCAAGCAGCGCCGCCTTCCGCGACCCGTCGAGCAGCGTCTTGGCCTTCACTGGCCCGCCGCTCGTCTGCACCATATCCTCGGCCGTCACGGGCTGGCCTTTGATGAGCACCGCACCGGCGTTCCACGACGCCAACACGTAGTCGAACAGCGCCTCCCCGAAGCGCTCCGTATCGAGCACATCGGCCATGCCCTGCCCGCCCGTGGGGCGCTTCTTCGTGTGCGCCTTGCGGATCGCCTTGATGGTCTGCGGGGAGACGACACGCACCGTGTAGAGCGTGTCGTCGTCCCCGTCATCGAGCCCCAGTTCGCTGTCCCGGATGGTCAGCGTGTCGTCCTCGTCGAGCAGCTTGATTGCCATAGGTTGCCTCGTCGGTCAGTGCTACGCCACGAAGGCGGCGAGCGAGTTGGTCATGATGCGCGTGAGCCGGAACGGCCGTGTGAACGGCATCCCGCTCGGAGACGTCACCGCCTGCTTGGCCGTCCACGTCGCCACCGGCTTCACCTGATTCGGGCCAGTGACGTTCGCCTGCCACGTATTCAGCTCCAGGTGCGGGAACTGATACCGGATCGTGTAGCGGTCGGTCGAATTGATGAGCGCGCCGAGCGCGGTGATGTCGGCCTTGAAATCGGTATCCGCCCTGAGCGCCTGATACAGCGAGTTCGCACTGACGGTGCTCATGCGCGGATAGGTCCACGACAGCGTGATCTGCGGGTGCCCGTTGTCGCCGGGCTCGAAGATGAAGTCCTGCCCCGTCACATACGGCGCATCCTGCGGGCGCTCGAAGCTCCACTCGATCGCTTCGACCTGGATGGCATCCGCCGCCGTGAGCGAGCCCGCCGCCTGCGCGTTCAGTCGCACCGTCGTCTGCTTCTCAAAGACGCGATTGTCGAGCGCCTTGAACGTCGCGCCGTTGACCGTCGAGCGCGTGTTCACCGACGAGATGTTCGTCATCTGCGTGCCGAGCAGCTTGAACGACTCATCGAACACGCCGGAATCGCCGAGGCCGAAGGAGAAGCCGTAGACCTTCGCGCTGGTCAGCTCATCGACGAACTGCACCTTATCAATGGCCGTCGTCATGCCGAGCCCGTCAATCGACGGCGCGAGGTCGATGACGTGCTGCCAGGACGTCACCTGCCCAGTGGCCGACGTCGAGAGCGTCACCGCCGCCGGCGAGCCCATCGCCAGCGCCTCGATGATATAGCTCCAGTCATCGTAGCGCGCCCGCTGCATCAGGGTGATGTCCACGGCGGTGACGTTGCCGAAGTCGCCCGCGCCGAGGAACGCCTGCCCGAAGGCGTCATCGTCGACGCGCTGAGGCGCGTAGGTGGCCCCGCCGTCCGACGCGAAATACGCGCCCTTCGTGACGGACGCCGCCACCGCCCACGAGTTCGTGCCGTGCTTGGCGAAGGCAAACGCGCCTTCTCGTCCCGTGTATCCTGCCATCGTGTGTCTCCTAGAGCTGGGCCATATAGTTGACGGGCAGCGTCAGCCGCATCGCCAGATACGCCGTCGTCGGGTCCGCGTCCACACGCGACGCAAAGCCGCCATCGGGCACCGTGTAGATACCGCTCTCTGCTGCGCCGTCCCGCACAATCGCCGCGCTCAGTGAATGCGAGCAGCGGAGCAAGGCCCGCCGCGTCGCGTCATAGTCGCCGTGGATTGCACGTCCCACCGTCACCGTCACGAGGTCCGTCCGCTCTTCGGTGAACGACGTCCCCCCGCGTGCCGGTTGACTCACCGTCTCCACTCGGAAGAGCGAGACGTCTTCGAACTGTTGCGCCGCGTCCCAGTCGAACCGATCCAGACGCGCCGACTCCACGAACTCGAACGGGGGGCCGAGGCAGAGCGACCGCACACGGTCCACGATGGCATCGAGCGTGGTCGCCATCAGGCGCGCTCCCATCGGAAGGGACTGCCGGCCGTGTCCCGCGTCTGCGCTTCGTCGTCGCGGTCGAGCACGTCATCGGTCGGCGCGTCCGCGTCGAACTCGCCGCCCACGAGCGCCAGCGCCCGCTGAAACGCCAGGGCGGCCTCGGTCTCGTAGTAGGTCGCCCGATCCGCCCACGGTCCATCCTGCGTCATCGGCGCTTCGCGAAAAATGGATGCCAGCACCTTGTAGGCCACCGGACCGCAGAGCACCGAGCGACGGATGGTCGTGATCTGCCCGATGCGCGCCGACGTCGGCACGGCAGACAGCCGGAGACGGGCGTAGTAATACGGCGCCGAGTGATTCAGCGACCGCAGCACCCAGTCGTGCGGCACCGCCCAGATGACCGACCCGCCCCTCGAGAACGGCCGGTGCGGCGTCGCCCGCGTCTCGTCGCTCACCTGCACGGCGCGCCATGCATCGCGCCAGAGTTCGACGGTCAGGGTGGAGCCCACCGTGGACACCGCGTCCAGCATGCGCACCGACACGCCGCGGAACTGCTGCGCCGAGCCGATGGCGAGATAGTCCGAGGACGCCGCGAGTGTGGCCGCCAGATCGATGTCGTCCGTCGTGGCGTTCGTGGCCGCGTCGGTGACGTCCGTGAACACGCCGGAGGTCACGCCGTAGACGACATCCGCCGTATGCCGCGTGCGGAAACGCTCCGGGGCAAACCCGGCCACGCGGAGCTGCGGCCAGAGCCAGTCCTCCAGCACTTTCGTGCGTCGCGCTTCCCAATTCTCGACGCCGAAGCGCTTGAGGATCTGGCCCTCATACGCCACGAGGTCCGAGTCATTGAGCAGATCACCGGGGTGCCAACTCATGCCATCACCTCGTCACGCACCGGCACCCACGGCTCGACGTCCAGCGGGATCGGCTCATAGACCCTGAGCGCCTTCTGCTGGTAGTAGTCCAGCATCGCGGGCAGATGCGCCTGCGTGCGGACCCAGAACGTCTCGGGCTTGGCGTGCCGTCCCTTCAGCCCACCCGCCATCCCGCCGAGCGCGTATTCCGTCTCGAGCGCGCCGGCCACATGTTTCACGGCCGACTCGTAGAAGGGTCGCGCGAGGAAATGCAGCCGGTGGTGCGGGTCCAAGAAATTCGTTTCGAACAGGGCGATGGCCTGCCGATACATCTCCCACACCGACGCGTCCGTCTGGCCTCGGTTCGCTTCCACGCGCCACGCTGCTTGCGTGATGAGATCGCGAATCACGAGCACGATGCCCAACTGCCGATCCGGGAACACCTGACGATCCCGCATCAGGAGCGGCAGGTTGCGCTGCGTGGACTTGACGCGCCGCACCTGTTCGGTGAGGTAACCCGTATGGGCAATCTGGACGTCGAACAACTGAAGCGCCGGCAGGATGTCGCCGTTGCAGTCGCCCATCTGCGGCTGTTCATGGACGACGCCGTAGAACTCGATGTCGGGCCGCTTGCGAAACACCCGGACGGGCGTATCCGCGTGCTTCGGGCAGTCGATCATGAGATGGTTCTGGAAGATCGCGTATCCCTTGAACGGCCCCGACTCCAGGTATTTGCGGAGCCCGCCGTGGCCGACGAGCACTTCGTCGGCGTCAATCCAGCCGAACCACTCGCCAGACGAAGCGTCCATCGTGATATTCCGCGCCTGCGAGAATCCGCCCTCAAGGCGCTGCACCGGGGGGAGCGTCAACAGCGTTGCGCCCCAGCGGTCGCAGATGTGCTCCAGTTCGGCGCGGTCATCAGAGCCGGTATCGGCCACGATGATCTCGTCGGCGATCTGCCAGATGGACGTCAGGCAGGCGTTGAGGTCTTTGGTCGCGTTGTGCGCCAGAATGCCCCACGAGAGGCGCTGCTTCGGGCGCATGGTGCGATGCCAGTGCGCCAGCGGTCGGGGCTGGACGGGCTTCTGCGTGTGCGTGGCGTAGCGGATGATCCAGTGCCCCAGCGCCGCACCACGGGGCGAGATGCCGCAGTCGAGGTAATCGACCGTGAACGCGTCCTGCCCGCCGAACATCTCCTGCAAATCCCGCGGGCGGTAGTGGTGGACGTGGCCGCGCTGCTTCACCATGTCCACGGGCATCATCTCGGAGAACGGCCCCGAGGGCACGGTCGCCACGACAGACACGCCAGAGCCAAGCTTGTAGGCAAGGTCGGTCATAAGCCGCGCCGATCCGGCGACGTGCTCCAAGAACTCGCCGAGGAACAGGCCGTCAGGCGCGCCCACGAGCATCAGCTCAAACTCTTCAGAGAACGCGCCCGTTTCCAAGTCGCAGACTGTGGCGTGTCGGAAATCCACGCGATCCGCGACGCCGTGCCGTTCAGCCGCCGCCTTGGCCGCGACGATGTTCTGCGCGCTGTAGTCGATGGCGACGACCGTGCGTTCCGGGTCGGCTTCCGCCAGCAGGATCGCAAACGCCCCGTTGCCGCAGGCCAGATCAAGAATGCGCTTCTTGCCCTCGAACGCCTGCACCACCGCCGCGTGCCGCGCCTGCTTGTGCGTGGTCATCTCGGCTTCGGGGTCGAGTGCGAACTTCCCGTAAGCTTCCGCGCCCTGTTCCTCGCCGCGAATCACGCGCATGGCGTCCGCGATCTGCGCCTGATCGGTCATCAGAGGCAGGGCGGCGCAGTAGTCGTCTTCATGCACGAGGGCGTCGATGATGCGCTCCGTGTTGGCGCTGCGCGTCGTGAAGCGGTCCCACACGTGCGATTCCCACTCGGCGGCGATGGCGTCGTAGGTGTAGGACTGGACGTGCTGAAGGCCATTCCATACGCCCATCTTCTCGCCGTGCTTGAGCACCATCGCCACGGTATCGATGCTCTCTGCCTGATACTCGGGCGACATCGCGTCACCCTTGACGTGGTATGCGGCCGGGGCCGTCTCCGGCAGCGCGCCCTTGTAGCTGCACACGATGGGCGTGCCGCACGCCTGCGCTTCGATGGCCGCGATGCAGGACGTCTCCGCGAAGTCCACGACGCCCGGATACCACATGACCGAGGCCGACGCGAGGGCGCGATAGAGTTCCGGCTTGGCCAGCTGGCCGAGCGAGACAATCCCGCCAACTTCCGCGTTCACGCGGGCGATCTCGCGGTCGTAGGCTTCGACCATCGCCTTGACGTTCGAGCCCTCGCCGTCATACATCGACTGGTAGCGGCAGATGTGCAGCTCCGCATCAGGGACGCGGCGCTTCAGTTCCGGCCACATCGCGAGAATCGGCGTCATCGCCCGTTCGGGGCGGCTGATGTGGATGATGCGATTCGGCACGCGCTCCACGTCAGTCGGCACGAGGGCCGCGTCGAAGCCGTTCTTCGTCACCCAGCCGAGCGGGGCCAACTCAGGAGCCACGCCTTCCCACTGCTTGCGGTGATACTCGGAGACGTAGGCGATCTCGTCATACGCCCACGAGAGCGCCATGAGCTGCTTCTTCACGTCGCCGTCAGGCCCGCCCGTGAGCATGTCCTGATTCCACAGCATCCGGTAGCGCGCCTGCACGCCGAGCGAGAACACGTGCGGCTGGCGCAGCGACACGAACACGTCGGCGTCGATGAGCTTCTGCGCGGTCGGCAAGTCTTCCGAGGCGATCCAGCGCACGCCGTGCGCGTCGGTGTCCGGCACGTCGGAGGAGAGCTTCGTCGCCGCGATGAACACGTCATGACCGCGCCGCGTGAGCGCCCGCGCCAGTCCGAGGCAGGCCGACTCCGATCCACCGAGGGACGTCTTGCCGGCGACGACATCGGCCGTCATCGGCACGCTGTCCACGTGGAACAGCCAGGTCAGGCGGTTACTCATGCGCCGCCTCGTCTTTCCGGGGGCGACCGGGGCCGCGCTTCTCGTCAAGGCGCGCCTTGAGCGACGCAATCTCGTCGTCCTTCTTCGCCACCAGCGCACACAGGTAGTCAGTCCAGTCGCGGAATCTGGAGTCGCGGATATCGCTCGGCGACTTCAGCCGCCGCATTTCGTCGAGTATCGGGTCCATGTATCTCACTGCCTCAAGTGAGGTTGGTAAGGTGCCCGGTGCCGGACGAATCCGACACCGGGCGTGGGCACAGCAGCCACCGTCGAGGCTACGGCGTCGGCCGTGCCATCTCGGGGGTATGCATTACCGGATGCGCGCCATCGCGTTCTGGTGATGCACTTCGAGCGTGTATTCGCCCGTGAGCAGCGACTTCTCGTTGTCGCCCGCCTTCGCCATCGCCTCGATCGAGAACGACCGGCCCTGCAACGGCACGACCTTCACGCGCTCACGCGGGATGATCAGCGCCTCGTCGTTGCCGAGCGCACGGGCGAGGATGACTTCCGCCGAGCCGAACGGCCCACGGTAGCGACGAATCACCCGCTTGAATTCCTCAAGCTGGTTGCTGTCTTCGACGCGGGTGTCGTTCAGGTCCGAAATCGCGCGGTAGCGGTTCCGGCCGGCGACGATGGCCCACGTCTCATTCGGTGAACCGCCCTGGTCGAAGATGTTCGAGAAGGCATCGCCGATGTAGAGGTGCGGGTTCGCCGTGAAGGACGACGCCACCACCGTCGAGTTGATCGTGGTCAGGAACGTCCGCAGTCCCTGCATCGTGCGGGTCTCACCGAGGCCCGTGGCCTGCGAGAACGTGCCGAGCGAGTTCACGCCGTTGAGCACGCCGCGCAGCACTTCGTTCTCGAGGCCCCACAGCATCTGCGTGAGCGCCTTCGCCTGCGCCGACGCGTAGCCGTCGTTGCCGTAGAGCTCGAGCGCCATGTCGGTGCCGCTCATCGCCACCTCGGCGCGGAACAGCCCCACGGTGTTCGCGAGACGCGTGCCGAGACGACGCACGGACGAGCCGTTGTGGTCGCCGCCTTCCACGCCCGCGAAGGCGCGCACGTAGAACTCACCGCCCGCCACGAGCGAGCCGATGGTGCCGCTCGGCCCGTAGCCGCGAGAGACGAGAATCGAGTTCGGGCCGGGAATGCTCGTGATCTGGAGCACTTCGGCCGAGACTTCGTTCTCGAGCAGCGTGCCCACGGTCAGCGCAAGGCCGAGCCCGTTGATCTGGATGCCCGTCGCCGCCGTGGCCGAGTTCACCGCCGTCGAGGCGATGATCCGGTTCGGGACGAGGAAGTCCTGAAAGTATTCGTGACGGGTGGAGAAGGCGAAGACGCTCGAATCCCCGAGGAAGTCGAGCAGCGCCGTCTCCTTGGGGGAGAGCGCCGCCACCGCAGCGGCGACATCCTCCTGCACCTGGTTGGCAGTGAAGCGTTCGTTGGACGAGAGGCCGGTAAACGGCATGAGTGTAGCTCCTTACGTGCGACTGGTCGCAGCCTTGAGAAGTGCGCCGATGTTCGCCTCGGTCGGATTCTCGGCCACTTTGGCCCGAGCGTCTGACCGCGCATCGCCGGCGACAGGCGGGCGCCCCGCAAACGTCGTCCCACCGGGCGCTTTGCCCCCCTTGGCCGGGGCCACCGCGACGTGATGGGCGTGCGTTTTCAGGTAGTCCGCCACCAAACCCTCGATCGTCACGCGCTGGCCCTTGTCGTCGACGCGAGGTTTCCCATCCGCGTCCTTGACAAATTCCGTGAGTGTGTCGTCGAGGTCTACTTCCGCGCCCAGCAGGCGCTCCAGTTCGTCCAGGCTCTCGGCACGCGCCCCAGAGGTCGCCGCCGCCGCCCGAATGCTTTTGGCCACCGACTCGCGCACGCGTTTCACCGCCGCCGATGTCTTGGCCTGTTCCGCCGCAATCAGCTCGGCGTTCTTCTTGTCGCGCAGGCTGAGGGCTTCCTCGTAGCGCTTGTCGCGTTCGAGCACGCCGATTTCGAGCTCGTCGGCCTGCTTGGCGCGCTGGCGCAGTTTCTCGATCTCGACCGGATCGGCCAGATGAGGGGACAGGGCCTTCTCGGTCTTGTCCGCGCCCTTCTTGTAGGCTTCGTCGATGCGCTTATCGAGAAATCGCTGCAACTGTTCCGGCAGCGTCTTAATGCCGCCGCTTTCGTCGAGTTCGACCGTCAACGTATCCGCCATCTGGCGTCTCCTTACGCGTTCCCGCGCTGTAAGCGCGTCGTGATGCGGCTTTGAAGCAGCCGCGTAATGGCCTCGGCATCGCCGGGGCCGACGTTGAAAAAGTCACGCACCACGCGGGACTTGCCCGCGCCCGTCACGGCGTGATAGATCGCCTTCTGCTGCGGACTGATGGCCCGCGAGCGTTGAATCAGCGTCGGTCCCTTGCGCTTGGCCATTAGCGGGCGAAGCTCAAGGTGACGGACTTTGCGTCCGGGGCGACATCGATCGTGATGGCGCGCAGCATCTCGCCGCTCACCGTCAGGTCTACGCCACCCGTGCCAACTCCGGCTTCGCGCTTGGTCTTCGCGTAGCCGTCTGAATACGCGGCGAACGGTTGCCCCGACGCATCCACGCCACGGGCCGTCCGTTCGATGATCCGCTGCCGGAGCATCTGTCCGACAGCGGCCATGTCCTCACGCGTCACAATGGACACGTCCTTGAGGTCGAGATTCACGCGACGCACGGTGAAGCTCATGCATCCCTCAGCACGCGCCAGAACGCCCACAGGACCGCACCCGCGAACACGACGCCCGCCACGGCGAGCGTGATGACGAACGCCACGAGCGCGTCCATCACGCGGCACTCCGCTGCGTCTTCCGCCCCGCCTTGAACGCTCGCGCACGATCCACGCGCTCCCCGAATCCCGGCGCACGCGTGCCCGTATCCGCGAGCGCGATGAGTTCTGGATCGGACACGGCCATCCAGCTATGCCGGCAGTTGTAGCCCCCGCCCGTGATGAACGGATTCGGCAACTGGCCGTTATCGAGCGCTTCAATCGCCGGCTGCGTGCGCACCATGCCGATCTGCGACAGGCACCACTCGCGCACCATGCCATCCACCGGCCCGACATAGAGATACGCCTGCTGGTCGTCGGCTGTCGGTTCCGCCGCGACAATCTGCCGGCCGACGATGCTCACCTGCGTGTCGAACAACGTCTGCGCCTGGGCGCGAGACTTCTCGATCGCCTTCGCCAGCACGCCGACAATCTCCGAGACAGGGCGGTCGGTGTAGACCGAGAACATGGCCGAGCGCCAGACCTGGTGCGCCAGCGTCTCCCCGACGCCCAATAGGTCGGCCCGCATGAGTTCCGCCAGCACGCGCAGCCGTTCGGGCGACACACGCCCCATCGCCGCGCCCTGCGTGACGATCCGGCCCGTCGCTGTCGCCGCCATGCGCTCTACGGCATCGAGGCTGGCACGGGTAATGAGCGCCGAATAGCCCGACGCTTCGAGCGCCTTGCGGATTTCCGTGCGGAGCGTGAGCAGCCGCCCGACACGCGCCAGCACGCCCCTGCGGCCCTCACGCACACCAGCGACAAGGCCGAGCAGGTCACGCTCGAGCGCGGCCAGCACGCGGCCGAGTTCTCGCGAGAAGCGCGCCGATTCTGTGTCTGCAAGCGACGCGAAGGCTTGGCCGATAAGTTGGAGGCGATCCTGTTCCGCCATTACGCGGACGCCTCCTCGTCGTCAGCCTCGTCGTCCTCGGGCTCGTCCAGCATCGGCGGTTCGCCCGGATCACCGTCGCCCTGCGCAGACGGGAACCGCATCGCCATCATCTCGCGCTCGCGCTGGTCGGCCGACTTGAACTCCATCGCGGAAATTTCCTTCTCGATGGTGTCCGCGACCGACTGCGGCAGATTCGGCAGCAGCTTCGGCACCGCCCGCTTCTTCATTTCCTTCGTCGCCGTCTCGCCCAGCTCCAACGCGATGCCCTGCGTCACGGCCTCCAGCTCGTCGAGCAGGCCCGCCACGTCGAAGTCGTCGGGGTAGCTGATAATCGGCTGGTCCGCGTCCCACTGCGCCTGCCACCGTTCCCCGTAGTGAGCGCGATAGACCAGCTTTGCCAGCGAGACCTCGGCGGCTTCGCATTCGGCCGCGTAGCCTGCGAGCATCTGGTGGAGGTCTTCCTTCTTGAGCCTGCGGCTATCGCCTGACTCGGTGTCTCGGCTATCGCTCTCCCAGCCGATGACCGCGAGCCGGTAGATGAGGCGCACGAGCCGGTCGATGTGCTCGTGATACACCTGAACGTTCGTGCCGTCAGGGCTCACGTAGTTAATCGGCGCCGACGAGAACACCACGTTCTGCGTGCCCGACGTCTGCCCGAGCAGCGTGCTCTCGCGCTCGATGCTGCCGTCGCCGCCAAGCGGGACATTGAGCAGCGCAAACGTCTGATTCCGCAGCAGTTCCCGCACTTCGCTGGTGAGGTTGTAGAGGTCGATGTAGAGCGCCGGATCGCCGAGCACCGAGCGGCCAATCGTCGGCGCGAGGGACCGACGACGGGCATACAGCACGACCACCGGCAGCGCGCCGAAGCCGTGGTTGCCCTCTTCGATGTCCGCGCCCTTCGCCGGCCGCAGCCCGCGCCCAGGCACGCCGAGCTTTTCGAGCGGCGTGATCGTCCAGCCGGCGTCCGTGACCGTCCGCACCTGCGAGAGAATCGCCGACGCGGGCGTGTCGAAGCTGTCGCGCCTGACCGCTTCCAGTAGCCGGACGGCCGTGAGCCCGCCGAGGTCATCGGTGAGCCAGTCGATCAGGTCGAGCGGCGTATACCCCCGCAGGACCACCGGAGGCTGGTCCGCGGCCGTGGCGCCCGTCTCGCCCATGCGGTCGGCCATGATGACCGTGTGGCCGAAAACCGCGGCCGACGTCCACTGCTCAGGCATCACCGCATTGATGGAGTGACTGAGCCCGTCTGCGTTCTCCCAGAAGGCGCGCAGCGGGTTGTTCGCGTCGATGCGCTCTGGGTCTGCAAAGCCACGCGTCGCCGCCTTGCGGAACAGCGCCGACTTGAGCTGTTCGATCAGCGTGGCCGCGATGTTCTCGTAACGGGCAATGCGCCGCCGTGCCTTGAGCTTCGGGCTGGCCTGCGTCGGGTTCGGATTGGCGACCCACTTCCCATCGACGAGGATAGAGTGGTCCAGCCATTCGCGGGGATGCGCGTAGAGATACGGCCGTGTCGTATCGACAAAGCCGCCGCCGCCCTCATACACGTCGAGCAACTGCTGCCAGAGCGGTTGCCAGACGATATACGCCGGGTGCGGGGCAATCGCCTGCCGAGCGAGCGGAACATCCTGACGCGCCACGTATCACGTAGCATGTCACCGCGTCAATTAGTGCGTGTCTAATCCGCTAGACTCGCGCATCGGCACGGCAATCGACGCCACGCGCAACACGGCGCACAGGGCGAACAGGCTACTCGTGAGCACAGGCCGTCCGGACAGCGCGTTGAAGAACGTCGCCCGCGAGACGCCTGCCTCGGTGCAGATGTCGATCGCGGGGCGGTGGGAGGCGAGATAGGCGGCGCGGAGCTGTTCGCGGATCGTCATACCATCAACTGCGGCAGATACGCCGCGCCTCCCGTGGTTTTCGTCACTGGTGGCCATTCCCGATGCACCCAATAGCCGAACGCGGACGAGATGTGCGTGAGCATGGGGTTGCTCTTCTGGTCCTCGACGCCCGACTCGTCGAACACCACCTGCTCCAAGTCCGCGATGAGCTTCACGTTGGCCGGGTCGATCACCGCATGCCTCCTGCCATCAGACGTGCAGAACCGGCTATTGACCGCCGCATAGCGGTCCCGGACATGGGGATTGGCCCGTGGGACGTGCCACGACGCCAGCGGGAACACTTCCCGCACCGCCGCATGGTCCGATGGGCCGGTCGTTTTCGCGCTCGCCCCAGAGGCGTCGGCGTAGATACGCACCTCCCCCCGGAAGTCGGCCATGTCCAGCAGCCGCCGCGCCTGCATGGCGCTCGCCCGTGTCGCCTCCCCGCCCGCGTGCGTGACGAACACTTCCCGCCACACGCGCACCTCGTCCTGGTATTGCTGCCCGATCACCGCCGTGGCCGGGTTGACGTTGAAGTCGAACCCGATCCGCACCGGTAGGTGATGATCCAGCGCCACCGGCCGCACGTCCTTGCTGCGCTCGAACGCGTAGTAAATCCGGCCCGCCATCGCCTCGAAGGACGCCTCAAACTCCTGCCGAAACGTGCGCTCGTCCATGTCCCGCCGAGCGGCTTCAATCTCGGTCGGGTCGATAAACGGGTTATCGACGGTGCGGAACTGCCACGAGGCCCACTCGATATCCTTCTCGTCGCTGGACTGTCCACGGAGAAAGGCGTCATACAGGTGGTTGTAGCTCTTGGGCGTGCCGATGAAGTCGGCCCAGCCCTTGCCATCAGCCAGCGCCGGCCGGATCGCTTCCGTCCACGCTTCCAGCTTCACGTCCGCGAACTCGTCGAACACCGCTCCGGCGAGCTTGCGTCCGCGCAGCTTGTCGGGGTCTTCCGCCCCGTGGAGCTGAATCTCCCCGCCACCTTTGAACACCAGCCGCAGCTCCGTCTCCATCGGGTCGCCGGCTAACCATGAGGGGTGGATCGCCGCCTTGAGGTCCGACCACATAATGTCCTTGGCCATGATGCGGGTCGGCGCGATATACCAGTAACGCCCCGGCACTTTGAGCGCGCCCGCAATCAGCCGTGCGCGGCTGAGATACGTCTTGCCCGTTCTGCGCCCTGCGACCATCGCCTTGAAGCGAGCAGGCGAGCGATGGACCGCCGCCTGCCCCTTGTGGAGCGACAGCCGGACGGCGTTACTGGGGGTCTCGGTCATCCACGGTGTCGATCACCAGCGGAGCCGGCGTCTCTATCTGCATGATCTTCGGCACCGCCCCCAGCACGCGGGCGAGGATTTCCCGGTCGAGCGTGGCGTCGCCCTTGATGGCGCGTTCGCGAAGACTGTCCTGATACTCCGGACTGTCCGCGATGTCCTTGAGGAGCTGCGTGAACAAGAGCTTGGACTTGTTGACGCTGCCTTTCGGACGCCCAGGTCCTGGACCCGTCAGCTTATGTCGTGCCATGCGTTATCCATTGTTTTGGATAATTGACTGAGGCATTACGTCCGATGCGCGGACTGCTGGAGCAGGACCGTGCCCGTGGTCAGCACGGTCTCGCTGCCGGCGTCCGTGCGTTTGAGCTCGTGGACGTAGGTCCGTGCCGGTAGATGATCGGTGTCGGTGTCGGCAATCGTCACCGTGCAGATGCCACTTGCCGGCGTGGTCAGCGTGATCCCGCTGCTCGTCGTCTTGGTCAGCGCCGCCTCCGCGTCGGGGTCGGCGAGCGTCTTCTTCCACACGTAGCTCAGCGCCCAGCCGGTGATGTCCTGCGGCGTGGCACCGTCGGCCTGATAGACGGTGATGGTCAGCGTCTTATCCTCGCCCGTGTAGAGGTCGTCGTCTGCGGTGATGTCGTCGCGGATGGCCATGCTAGTCTCCCAGCCGTGCGCCGGCTGCGCGCGCGCCGAGCCCGATCAGCTTGGCGCGGAAGTGACGGCGTCCGCACACGCGCACGCCATCGAGCTCGACGAGCCCGTCCGCCGCCGGCGCGACGCACTGCCGGATCGTCAGTTGCGGTGTGTCTTCGACGAGGCGCAGATTGCTGCCGGTCTGGCAGCACTCGCGCACCTCGCCCGCCGTGATGGTCGCCATTAGGCGATCGTCATCAGGCCCGACGCGCCGAAGTCGGCCGTGAACGTCTCGCCGCTCGCGAGGGTGATCGACGAGCCGTAGTCCCAGTATTCGATGAGCGGATCGGCCGGGCTCGTCGGCGTGTCGTTGTAGGCGACGACGTAGCGGAAGGGGCCGACGCTGCCGCTCGCGGTGAACACGACATCCACGGCCGTCACGGTGGTCGTGCCGCCCGTGCGGCTCGTCGCGTTCTGCGTGTCCGCGCCGCCGGCGGTGTAGCCATTGCCGGCGCTGATCTCCGTGATGTTGGCGAACACGGTATTCGTGGCCGCGTTCGGCGCCGTGTTGCTCAGGGCGATCTTGATTGTGTCGGTGTCGAGGTTGTGGACTTTCTCGGCCAGGTGCTCGGAAAACGTCTCAAACTTGATTGCTGAAGCCATCGTGATCTCCTACTGAATCGATCCAGTCACTGCACACACGGACACCGACGATCCCGTCAGTGTCACACTCTCACGCGACGATCCGGTGAGCGCCACGGGCGCCGAGACGCGGCCTCGCACCGTCACGACGCCCACCACTTGCCCCGTGCGCGGGAAACTCACATCGGCGCCGGTCACACTGATCGTCGCGGCGTCGAGCGTGAGCGCCCGCCCGCGTGCGAACAGCAGCGCCGCGCCGGTCGTGGTCACGGAGGCCGCGTCGAGCGCGAGGCGTGTCGCTCGCGCAAGCGTCACGTCCTGCGCGGCGACCGTGACGGCGGCGGCGTCGAGCCCCAGCGCCCTGGTTGCGACCGTGTCGACGTCCTGCGCCGTGACCGTGTAGCTCGCGGCGTCGAGCGCGAGCCGCCGCGCCGCGACCGTGCCGACGTCCTGCGCCGTGACCGTGTAGGTCGCCGGATCAAGCGTCAGGGCGTAGTTGCCAGACTTGACCAGCCCGACATCTTGCGCCGTGACCGCATAGGTCGCCGCATCCAGCGCCAGCACTCGCGCCGCACGCGTGCCGACATCCTGTGCCGTGACCGTATAGGTCGCGGGGTCGAGCCCGAGCCGCCGTGCCGCGGCTGTGCCCACATCCTGCGCCGTCAGCGCGACGGACGACGCCTCGAGCCCGAGCGCCCGCCCGACTCTCGTGTCGACATCCTGCGCGGTCAGCGCGAGTGTTGCCGCATCACACGCGAGCGTGTAGGCGGCGGACGAGGCCGCGCCTGGTAGCGGTATCCGCCACTGGTCATCGTCACCGTCGCCGACGAGGCGCCAGAGGCGTGCGCCAGTGAGGCGCCCGACCTGCGCCTCGCCGGGCGACAGTAGCGTGAGCAGCATGACGGACTACTGGCCGGCGAGCAGCGCCTGGATTGATTGCATCGTGCTTTCGGTCTCCGCGAGGTCGGCATCGACCTGCACGACCTGCTGGAGCTGGCCCGCCGAGACCGCGAGCACGCGCTCATTCCTGAGCGCCGTGACGCGGTGGCCGAGGATCGTCAGAATGTCATCAAGCGTCATGTGACGATCTCCTACCAGTAGAGCAGGCAGCGGAAGCACTCGGCGAACGAGGCGCGGTTCAGCCAGAGATACTTCAGCCCGTCCTTCGTCGTGAAAATCTCCATGCGGTTGCCGATCACCGCGGTCGGCGCGGCGTAGGGATACATGCTCGCGCCGTTCACCTTGCCGGTGACGACATCCAAGCTGTAGACGCGCTGCGTGGCGTCCTTGTGGATGTAAATGCGGTCGCCGCCGTCGTAGGCCGTCATGGAGCCGGTGGTGAAAGTCTCCGTGAGCGGCGCGGTGTTGATCACTCTGATGCGATCAGTCGCGAGGTCCACGCGCTCAAAGCCATACGCGCCGCCGCCGCGCAGGATGAACATGTAGCGACCACGCAGCGCCTCGCTCGACGTGCCGAAGGCCCAATTCGCATTGGTGCCGGTGCCCTTCGCATTGCCCTCGAGGATCGCGTATTGGGTGACGGCCGTCACTGGCAGGGTGATCGTGGCGACGGTCAGCGTGTTGCTCGTGTTCGACGCGATGATCACCTCGATGGGACCACCCGACGTAAGCACGCGCACACGCCGCCCGGCGTAGATGTTCACGGTCCAACTCTTCGACGTGTCCTGAATCGTCGTCGTGCTCTGCGTGCCTGTCGCGACACCGAAATCGAGCGTGCCGATCGCGTCACCGCGCGCGATGCTGTAGCGGCTCACGCCGTTCGTCGGGGCGGTGACGGTCGCGGCGAAGGTCAGCGTGGTGGCCGTGTTGCTCGTGATGCGGACCACCTGCCCTGCGGCCGAGCCCGAGGCCGCGGTGATAGCCGCCGTGTTCATGTAGGCCAGCCTGCCCGCGTGCTCGTTTGTCGTCCAGCTTTTCGTCAGGTCGGTGAGCGTCGTCGTCGACTGTGAACCCGTCAGCGTGCTCGAGGCGGGCGTGCCCGCCATCGTGTAGGTGAACGTCGTCGCACTCGCCACTGTGGCGATTGCCACATTCGTCACGTTGTAATTCGCGTCGGTCGCGCCGCGCACCGTGACAAGATCACCCACGCGGAACTGATGCGCGTGTGCGGTCGTGACGGTCGCCGTGGTCGTGACGTTCGACAGTGACGCAATCGCCACCGGCTGATGCCCGCCGACCGTCGCCGCGGCGTTGCGCGCGATGCCGTAGTCGATCTGCCGCCCGAACGTGGCCACCTGCGAATCCATGTTGTGCATGAGGATCGCCGCGTTGCCGCCAGAGACGAGATAGAGCGTGTCCGGGTTGGCCTGAATCGCGAACACCGACGTGCTATCGGGTGTCGTCGTCCATGCCTGCTGCACGGTCAGCACCGTCGCCGTGTTGCTGGCGATGATGCGCGTCTGCCCGATGCCGGTGCCGTGCAGGATGCGCACGACGTAATTGGTCCAGCGGTTCGTGGCCCACGCCTTCGTGGAGTCCGTGATCGTGGTGGATGCGCCCGACGTCGCCACGCCTGCGTCGAAGCCGAGGATCAGGTAGCGGCTCGTCGTGTCTGGCGCGGTGCCCGCGCTGCTCCAGGTCAACGTGGTGCCCGTATTGCTGGCGATCTGGCGCATCTGGCCCGCCGCCGTGCCTGAGAAGACGAACACCCAGTAGCCCGCCCACTGATTCGTGCGCCACGCGGCGAAGTCCACGCCGTGTGCAGCATCCACGAGCGTCGTCGTGCTCCCGCCCGTCGCAACGCCACGCTCCCAGATCGACGAGGTTTCGGTCGCGCGCTCGATTGAGAGGTCCGTGAGCGCCGCCACGTAGTTGTTCGTATACGCGGGCAGGACATACCACGAATCCGTGAGGACGTCATACGCCTGCATCGAGTAGAACGGCGCGGCCGGTGTGGCCGTCGTGCCGCCGCCGCTGCCGAGCAGCACCATGCCCGACTGAATGCGATAGACCGACGTCGTATCGGGCGTCGTGGCCCACGCGCTATCGACCGTGAGCACCTGCGACTCGATGGCGTAGGTCGTCTGCGAGCCCGCCGTCGCGGAGATGGCCGGCGCGAAGATCGCCGGGTTGTGGAACGGCTTGCTCATCTGCGTCGAATCGCCGATGGTCAGCACGGTGCCCGTGTTGCTCAGGATGCGGCGAATCTGGCCCGCGCTGCCCGCAGGCGTGTTCGCGACGCGCAGCGTATACCCCGCCCACGCATTGCCACCCCACGCCTTCGTCGAGTCGGTCAGCGTGATGCCACCGAGCGCGTTCGCCACTGCCGTCGCGATGCCGCTGTCCGCGATGACGGGGTCCGCTGCCGCCGTGATCGTGCGCCGCTGCCCCGCGCCCGTGCCCGACACGATGACCACGTCATAGCCGACCATGCTGGCCTGCGTGACTGCCGCGACGGTCAGCGTGGTGGACGTGGCCGCGATGACGCGATCCTCGGGACCGAGTGTGCCCGCGAACTTCATCGCAGTCATCGTCGCCGGCGTGAACGGCGGCGACTGGAGCTGCTGATACATGTCCGTCCACGTGTCATACCTGACGAACTGCGTGCCCGAGATCAAGTAATAGAGATACCGACCGTATTCGGACGCGAGGAAGTTGCCGTTGTCGGCGCTGCACGACGACGAAAGCGCCGACGATACGGCTGGCGCAAATCGCGTCCACTCCCACGTCGGGAGGTCTACGGCCTGCGTGAGCGTGTTCTTGTTGAGGGCGGGCATGATGCTCCTTTAGTCCTAGACGAACTCGAGACGCGCGCGAATCGACTGCGCGTAAACACTCTTCGCGGCGTTGATCCACTGCTCGCGGTCCATGCCGGCGATGGCGGTGGCATTCGCAAGCGTGGTCACGGTGGTCACGGTGGTCACGGTAGTCACGCCCGTGACCGTCGTGACGGTCGGCAGCGTGACACCGGCTGGAATCGTATCGAGCGCGATGCGCTGGCGCTGCTGCTGGTCCACAACCGCATTGCTCTCGAGCAGCTTGACGATACGCGACAGCATGACGACGAGGTCATCCGTGCGTGAGACGACGGCCGGCAACGGCGCGCTGTCGCTCGCATCCGTGGCGCTGCCATCGGGGCCGTGCGCCAGCTTCACGCGCTGATAGAGCGCGCCGCCGATGTCATCCGCCGCGATGGTCGCGCCCGCGCCTGGCGTATATCCGATGTTGTCTGCCATGACTAGCTGTCCCTCCCAACCGGCTGCACGATGGTCCGCGTCGCGCCGTCAATCGTGGCCGTGATGATCGCGAGGTAGGCCGCGCCCGACACCGAGCGGTTACTGCCGGTGGCGTCGAAGCGGTAGTAGCCGATGGAACCACCGAAGTCGGTCAGCGTCTGCCCCGTGAACAGGTCGGAGCCATCCGACGCGAGCACGACGCGAATCTGCGGCGACGTGATGCCCGTCGTCAGCGCCTGCCCGTTTTTCAGGAACGCGACGACATAGCGATCCGCCGGCGTGCCGGCCGCGTTGTCATCGATCATCCAGACGCGCGCGCCGTAGACGTTGCCGTAGCGTTCGATCGAGAAATGCGCGAGCACCGCATTGACGCTCTGGCCGTCAATCGTCGCGCCCTGCAGCACCACCTGATATTCCGAGCCCGCCGCGTAGAAGCCCGCGTCGGTGTTGTCGCTCAGGTCAATCGTCGCGTGATGCACGCCTGTCAGCGAGTCGAAGTCCTCGGTGTCGGTGATGCCCGCACTCGACGTGCGCTGCGTGACCGAGCTGCCTTTGTAGATGCGCAGCGACCCGTTCGTCGCCCGCGTGATGCTGGCCCCGTTCGCGCCGTTCGATGCCCACTTGAGCTGCACCGTCGCGCCGACGGCAAAATCTCCGAGATAGACCATGAGTTATGCCGCCAATCTGTTGCGCCGATGCCCAGCCGTGGCCCCGCCACCGACGAGCGGGCTGGCAGTGACGACATCCGTTTTGAAGGTCGCGCAGATCGCGCCCCATCCGTCGCTGCTGCTATACGTGCCCGATGCGGTGAACGCCGCCGCGCTCGTCGCGTTCTGGTCTATGACGTGAATACGCTCGTCGGCCTGCTCATGTCGCGTGGTCCACGGCGCGCCCGGCCCCGTGAACGTGACGCCGTTGAACTCGGTCGTAAAGCAGCCGATCACCAGCGAGACCGCCGCCGTCGTCGTGCCCGTCGCGCCGCTGCTCGGCGAGGTGCCGGTGCCTGCCGCCTCGGCATACTGGTCGAGAATCTGCCCCGTCTCGTCGTATTCCCCGATCCACGTGCGGATCACGTCGTAGGTGCCAGAGACCGATGGCGTCACCGTCGTGGAGCCGCCCGTCGCGGAGTAGCAGACCCAGAGTGACAGTTCACGAGGCGTGCCGGGTGTTTCGATACGCCCGACATTCTCCCACGTCCCGCCACCGCTCACGCTCGTGACGCTGACTTCGACGCTCACGCTGACCGAGAACACCGCCAGCAGTGTATTCCCTGCTGCGACCGACGAGTCATAGGCTAGCCCGCCGGAAAACAACTGCGTCTGGTTGCGCTGGACGAACGCCATGCTATTTCCGGGGCACCGTCACCGTGAACGTCGCGCCGACCGGAAGCGACGTCACCGGCCCGTTCGTGTCGCAGCGCACCGTGCGCCGGACATCGCCGTCTGCGTAGCTGCTCGGCGTGCCCGTGACCGCGCACGTATACGAGGCGCTCGAGACCGGAGGCGTGACCGCGCCACCCTGCGTCATCGTGCCCTCACGCATCGAGCCGACACCACCCGTGCCGGCATCGCTGAATACCTGCACGCCCTGCCAGTAGACGTGATTGGCCGCGTCATGCGACCAGCCCGCGTTGTCCGACCAGTTCGACATGAACGCG